AATCTTGGAACCCTTGGGGATTCGGTATGAACCAGCCTGATTGATGACCGTGGCAATCCAACTATTGTAATTATTGACATCGCACCAACGTATCAAAAGGGGATCCTGTACACCCGTGAAGGTTGATCCCCAAGCAACAATCTGGCGCTGCGGCATCGCCACAAAGAACCCGTCATTTACAGGTGGCCCCTGCGGAATAATTGTAGCCGTTGGATTGCCGCCAGTCGGGTCCCACTGATAAATCGGCTGAAATTGCGGGCTGTTCGTAGTGATCGTGCCAGCGGTCGGGGACGAAACAGCGCACGAAATCAGTATTTGGCCCCAGTTATCAAGTGACCATGTGGACGCCGATATGGGGGTGCCAGTAGATGGCGTAATCGCAGTGCCAGACCCGTAGCCACCCAGACCATAGCCCAAGACGCCATAGCCAGTGCCAACCGGAATAGCCCCAACCCCAAAGCTGTAAATATACTGCGCGTTTCCGCCGTTCAGATAACCGCTGGTTGTTGAAGACGCAGTATTAGAGCCGTTGATGATGAACTGGGATGTATTCAGGACGCTTTGGACAATGTAATTGCCGTAAAACGTAATGCCGCCAATGGTCGTGGTGACGATAACCGGAAAAGTATCGCCTACATTGTACCCGTGATTCGGCAGCGTAACCGTGGCTTGGTTGGATGCGTTCGTGACATTGAATAGCGGAAGTAAAACCACGGACTGCGTGGTCATGGATTCAGACCCCACAGTCTGGCTGATGCTCACCTGCCAAGTCGTGGCAGTAATCTGCGCCAAAATAATAGTGTTTGTAGCAATACCAGTGCCGAGCAAAACCTGACCGGGATATAGCGTCCCGGTGATAGCCCCCGGAATGGTTAGCGTCGTGCCGGAAATAGAGCCGGTAAATGATGCAATAGTCGATGCAGATGTATATGCCGCTGGCAGGGGATTGCCCAAAACATTTGTAGCAACAACATTATACTGAGTGGGAGAAATGAAACCGTTCTGATCAATCGGATACAGACCGTACAGGACAACGCCACCGATGCTGAGATGCGTTGTAATATAAGCAGTATCGTAATTTGTTAAATTTTCAATCGTAGTGTCTGTGATGAGAATAATCGGACTTCCGGCAGTAGATGATGCTACAGGCGTTATATTGTCACCCGATGCTTGCGGCGTAATGTCAACAATTGAAGAGCTAAGAGTCGGATTTGTTATGACGGCCAACTGTGCAGTCGTGGTGGACGCAATGTTCTGTGTGCCAAGCGCCAAGTGCGAATTGACGTTTGTATCCTCCCAAGCCCACAGCGCCCTGACGGGCGCAACAGTTTTAGATGAATTAAATTTGGTCCAGCCGCCCAGTTTCTGGATCAGCCCGCCAAGCTGCTGGTCATAAATGAACCTAATCAGATTACTAACCGAAATCCCTGTCTGGTTAAGGGCTGGCGTTTCATTCTGATTAAGGCCGGGGATCAGCTTTACTGCTGCATGGGGCATTACGGGCCTCGCGCAGGCGTGGAAACAGGAGCGGGTGACATGGCAGACCAAGCATTAGCTTGGAACTTCTTGCGCGATTCCTCGACCATCGCGCCCTTGAGCAGGGTTTGATACTGGGCCTCATAGGAGCCCGGCATCTGCGGATCATTGGAAGTCGGCATGAAATTGCGCTGGTATTGGCTGATGTAAATCATGCTCGCCTGAACCAAAAGGTCAGGCAGATAGGTGCTAATAAACGTCGTTCCAGTATTGGCAGTCGTAGATGCATAGGAAATGACGCCAGCAGCAGTCTGAGTGCCTGTAGCGGAACTCGCAAATGTAACCGACGTAGTTGTGGACGATAGTATTGTCCATGTTCCGTTATAGGCCGTTGGGGTAACGCCGCTAATCGTAATGAGCGTACCCGCAACCGGAGCGGCAGACTGGGCTGCAAAGGTGACCGTTGCCGTTGCGCCGTTGCCTGAAGTGCTGAGTGTCGCGGTGGTAAAGAGCGGCGTGGTGGCAGAATTGCTGTACAAAGTCGGGGTTCTGATCGTGCCAAATACTGTCAGCGGGTATGTCGCGTTCGCATACGGCCCAAACAGAATGTTATTGTAAACATCGCCACCAGTAGAGAGGTCACCGCCAACCATGGCGAAATACTGCGGAATACCCGTCGAGGATGAATTTGCCCAAACATTTTGGATATACTCCTTACTCGTCGGGATTAGGGGAACAATCGTTCCAGAATTGTTCAATTGAACGGTCTGAACCGTCACAAAATCATTTACAGATAGCTGCAAGGTATTAGACCCGCTGCTCAGGGAATAGGTATTGCTCGTCAGTGACGGCAAAAGGTCCACATCACGCTGAATACGCAACTCGGCGTAATTGAGCATTTGCGGGATAATTGTGTTGAAGTAGGGATCGACGCCTTGATACACGCCATTTACAACTTGGCTGCCAACGACTGCCATCGTGGCAATCTGCTGAATATACCCATTATAGGTCATAGGCGTCGTATTCGGGGCAGTCATTTCAATACTCCAACCTAATCCGGCAAAAGCGCCGCTTCGGCTTCCCGCCTAGCCACAAGACCGGGCAATACTTTGCCTCCGCCATGGACCCACAGTTTAAGTTGCGCCCTAGCCAAATCCCAATCACCGGCATCCAAAGCAAGCAGTAAAGTGCTGTCGCGCAACTTGCCAATGCCAAGGTTATAACAGAAATCTACAATTGCGTTTAGTGCTTTAGTGTTTTCCGCAAGATTTGGACAAATTTTCAAAACGCCGGGGAGAAACTGTGTCTCCAACATATGCATCATCAGGTCAAACGCCTGATCCTGCGTAATAGGACCATCAGACAAAGTGACGGCAGTGCCGTCTTTGTAGTGTGTCGAACCGTAACCAATAGTGGGGATGCCAGCGGGGCAGAGATACGGTTTGTCTCTAAATCCCTCGAAGGTCTTCACAAGCTCGGCGGCAAGAGACAGGTCCATTAGTGAAAGACAATCTTAGCTAGAATTGTTGCCATACCCCCCATGAGGGCGGCCCCCATACTAATTAGGGTGATGGTAAGTGTCTTCATGTTACTTTTGATGTCGGAATTTGCCTTGAGAATACCCGCGTATCGCTCCGCGCAGACGGCTTCATGAGTCGTTATCTGTGACTCGACAACCCTGAGCCTGTTATACACTTCAAGATCTGCCATGACACAATAGGCTTATTCAGCCTTCTCCTTGGGGGTTTCAAGAATGAGCCTGAGATTAGCCTGAAGCCTTTCGTTCTCCGGTTCAAGATTGGCCGCAATCGTGGCGTGTTTTATGGCTTCGTCCTGCATGCCCATGTGCCACGCCGCAATGGCGGCCAGATCGTGGGGCTTGGCTCCCCATACCGTGGGATCACAGGTGTAAACCAGATCGCGGTTTACCACTCCAATGGCTCGCATAGCGGCGGCATAGCAGTCAGGCCACTGGTTTTGCCGGAACTTCAGCAAGGCCAGATCGCACCACGGCTCACGGGTATTGGGGGCTTCGGCACACGCCTTGTGGTAGGCAGCCTCTGCCGACCACTGGTCGCCCTTGTTCTCATATGTTTGACCCAGAAGACGGTACGCATAGCAACGCTCATTCATCCACGTTGCTTCTGGCATGGTCAGATAATGGTTCAAGGCGTCTATAGCTTCGTTGAGTTTCCCATAAAAGGTCAGCTCACGGGCGTAATAGAAAGCGTTACGCGGGCATCGGGGGTCTTCTTTGACCGACACCGCCAGCAAGTCCAGATATTGGCCCCGGCTCTTGAGGGGATCAGGGTGATGGCTGACCAGAAGCATATCGGTGTCGGCCCAGACCTCTTTTGTTCTGGGGTCTGGAATCGGATACTCATGGCAGGGGTGGTGCCACATATATCCCTTGCGGTGATGGATTTTCTCATACTTGAACTTAATCCCGCTGCCCCAATCAAAATAATAGCGCAGCCGGGTTGTTTCCGGCGTCCAGACGCGCTCAATTTCCTCACGCCAGCCGGGTTCAAGAATTTCGTCTAAGTCGAGCGAAATGCAAACGTCCATATCAGGCGGCACAAGCGCCAAGGCAACATTGCGAGCCATATCAAAGCGCCAAGGATTGATACAAATACTATGGACATCCACGCCAGCAGCCTTAGCGGCGGCAATAGTGCCGTCCGTACTGCCGGTATCAGCAATGAGTACATGGTCAGCCTCCTTGGCGGATGCAGCAAAGCGTTCCACAAACGCTTCTTCATTCTTACTAATGGCATAAACACATATTTTCAAACGCTTGTCTTGCATGGCTTGCTCCCCTGCATATTTCCCAAATAGCTCAGTAAATAGGTTATGCTCTGTTCTCAGATAGTGGTCGTTTATTTTCTGAACGTCGTCGGCCCAGATTGTCTCCCACATATGCAAGCAGTAAGACCCGTCTAACCGGGACTTATCTCCATTCCCAAAGATCAGCTTGTCCATGAACCCAAATGGTATGAACGCCTCTACTTCCTGCAAGGCAAACACGCTTGGGTCTTTTCGATACATCTCAAAGGGCAGCACAACCGCATGGTTGGCCCAGACATCCGGCTTGATGGCGGCGGGAATCGCTTCCAGCCATTGCCGAATAAATTCATTGCTGCGCTCGGCCAGAATTACACCATTGGCAACAGAGGCAATCTGATCGGGGTCCGCAGTGTGAAGTCCGACCCTATCATCGGTATAGCGGTCAGCCCCCATGACGCAGGAATTGTCCATCAATGGCGTCAAGGGCTTCAGCAGCAGGATATCGGTGTCCAGATAGATACCGCCATGCTCAAGCAGCTTCTCAAGCCGCACAACATCTGATTGATACTGGGGATAATCCAAACTGATCCCGCCAATCTCCGTTGGCGGGTTAATCTGAACTAGCGTGACATAAGGCTTGATGGCTTCCCAGTGCGGATTATTGGCCGGTTCAATGTTATAATAGAAATAGTATTGGTCCGGCTTCTGGACTTCAGCCGCAATCTTTACCGCCAAATAATTCAAAAACCCGAAGTCGCGTGACTTCGGGCCTGTGAACCACATCATGTGAATGATGTTGGGTATCATTATTTGAGAGTACCTTTACGTCCGTCAGTAATGTCTTCAAGAATAGATTTCTCTGAGACTTGTATGGCTAAATATCAAGTTCCTCAAGGTCGAAGTGCTGGGTTAGCTGCATGGTTATTTCGGGGGTTCGCGGTTCATTTTTCGTTCATTACCCGGCTGCCTAGCACACCGCAGAACACGCCAACTACGGTCTGGAAGGCGGGGCCTAAAATCTTGAAAATAGCCTCATTGTCCACGATAGGGTTAAACAACCCGGCCAGCATGACTATGATGACCGCCAGCAGGACTATGGCCAACGTGCAGACTACGATCATGTAGATCAACGGGACAACGGGCGGCGTGGACATCAGGGGAAATTACCCCCAACCGGGTTCGGGAAGCCTACAGGAGCCGCAGTACCAATAGTGGCACCCGCCGGGACGGTGGTCGATGTCCACGGGCTCTCGTTCATGGGGCCTACGCAGTCGGCCAAGGTCGCGCCGTTTACTGGCTTGGGGCGCACCGTGCAGATCATGGACCACATATTGGAGAAGCCGCCACCCGGCTTGGACGTGCTGGTAAAGGTACGCATTACGACGGTGGTGGGGGCCCACGTCGGGGCGACGGGGTAGGTTGTGGCGTTACTGAACAGGGACCAGACCTTGCCTTCGGGGGCCTTACACGACCCACCCATCAGGCTTAGATCGGCAATGCTGGCACCCTTGAGGACTGGGCAGACCGAGACGCCCATGGGGAAAACCTTACCGTTCACCGTCACCGTCTTACCGGGTACCGCCACCGTCGCGCTGGAGGCGCAGAGGGCGTAGGGGGTGTGGCAGATGGCAAGGGCTGGGGAGGCGTCAGCCGGGGTTGCGGCGAACAGGGCGAGGACGATCAGGGTCTTTTTCATGGTGTCTCCGGGGCGACGTAGGGGGCGGGTGTGCCGTCAGGGTTCAGGACTTCAGCGCCGTTCTTCCAGTCTTCGAGGAATTGGATGTAGTCGGTGTTGTCCAAAGCGAAAGGAATAAATGCTGTATCTGACGCGCGTCTTATGCTTTCGCCATACCAAGTAGAAATAATACTATATTTTTCCATGGTTAGAGTTCCGCGCTTGACGTATAATGAAACACAATAAAAGAGGCTGCATTTCCACTATCGCTATAGCAACCGATTTGACCTTGTGCTCCCCCATTTGCCGTTACGGCATTTCCCGTATACGTCCCAGTTCCGGGGTAAATACGAGTGACAACACCAGAACCGCCTACCGTGTCGTAAAAGACTTGAGTTGGTGTTGCGCGTTTTCTTACGGCATAGGATGTAGCGGCACCGATATATGTCGTAGTAGTATTAGTTGTATACGCTCCGTATACCGCACCGACGCCTGTAGATGTTCCCGGTACAGTTGCGATGTCGTATGACTTTTCGTAATACCTCTGACACTGCGCCAACTGCACCTGATACTGGTTGAACTCATACGGCGTGGCGATGGTGCCAGCTTCGAGTTGGACGCCGCTATATTGCAGCGTGGCTGCCGCAACCAACGCGCCAGTTGTAAACTCAATGGCAACGCCATTTGCTGCGCTTGATCCAGCATTAAACGAGAACGTGTAAATAGTTGGCGTACTGTTAATTGTTATCGTGCCGGTGGCAATTGAAGTCTTGGCTGAGAACGTATTCGTAGTATTGGCGTAGTACGCCGTCCAAGTTACCGTTGTAATCGTAGAACTGGCAATCTGCGCCTGACCAACTACAGTCGTGCTGACAAGATCAGCAATGTTCAGGCTTTCAATACGCTGCCCAAAAAGCGTTCCGGTGTTGGACGTAGCACCCGTGAACTTATAGGCATACTGATATGGCGCTGTACCGGAGACCTGCTGACCCGTAATGTTTGCCCCCGTGCAGGACGCATAAAAGCGGTCCACGCAGTAAGCGACTGCCGCAGCGGCTGTGAATGTTTGGGAAGCCCCAGCATTGCGCTGGTCCACGGACACGTT